TGACTCCGATTACAAAGTAGCCTGCCTGATGGCAGTTAACTCAGACAACGATCTGTTTATCTTGGATCTCTGGAGTGGTCAGTGCCAAGAGGGACGACTCATCCAAGAGATCTTCAAGATGGCTGATGTCTGGAAGTGCCCAACTATCCACCCCGAGACAATCAAGCAGGGGATTGGGCTGTTCCACAACATTGAATCGATCATCAAGACAAGAGCTCTGGACATGGCCGGCGTATCTCACATGCCTGCAGTCAAGAAGCTGAATCCTGGAATGATCGACAAGTCCTCAAAGATTGCAGCGTTGAATCTGAGGTTTGAGCACGGCAAGATCAAGATGCCTCTTTGGCTTAGGAACAAAGCACAGTGGGCCAGACTGTTTGATCAGATAGAACAGTTTAATCCTGACGCCAAGGATGGCGGATTGCAGCACGATGATGAACTTGATTGCGTTGCGATGAGCCAATTTATTTTGAGGGGGCGCGTCCGGGCTCACCAAAGGGACCCGGACGCCGTTCACAATCCTATTGAGGAATTGAAATCAGGCAGAGTCTTCGATGCTCAAGGGAACCCTATTGGGTTTGGAGTGGACTGGAGAAATGTATCTGCTTCTGACATACTAGAAATACTGGACAATCATGTGGAAGGAACAGATGATGGAAGAACAAAGATCTGAACGACCAGACTCTCAGAACTCAGTAGTGGTTCCTCTGGCGTTCTTTGATAAACTGCTTAAGTGTTACTATGGCAGTGGTCCTAGAGAATCAGAGAAATACGCCCAGCGGGCACCCGAGAGCCCTGCAGTCGAAACCCCCAGTGCCGAGAGCCTTAGAGATTTACAAATCCAAACAAGTCTTCCCTCTGGGTATGTACCCAAAGGGGTGGCTCTCAGAAAAATAGAGGCCAGAAATGCCGATAGATCAGATCAAACTAACGAAGAATAAAAAGGCACTGGCGAGGATTATTGATCAGCACGCTGAGCGTGAGGAAGCTCGACTCTCGTATCGAAGGACGACCTGGTTGCTCGCTTGGTACTACCTCAATGGTGCTAGGCGTTTCGACGTTTTTGACCCAGAGCAGGGAAGTATACATCCCCACTATTTGGATGAAGAGGGGAACATGGAGTTTCAGTCCCAGGAGCTGATCTCCGCGATTGACCGCGTGAGTGCAAGGCTGGCGGCGGCTGACTTTATGCCGAGCGTGAAGAGGAAGAACAACAGCCTTACTGCAGTTAAGGACCGTAGTATTGCTCAGATCATTTCCAACTCGTTGGTTTCTACGGACCAGCTCGAGAAGATCAAGACCCAGTTCTGCCACCTGTTCTCTACCCTGGGTTCCTGTGGAATCACCGGTCATGTGACTGACCACCCAACTATCGGGTTGAGCTCCGACCTCGAGGTAATTCACCCGAGGGAGCTGTTCCCATTCCCTAGCTTGGGTAACGACTACACCAAACAACAGGGGATCATGAGGCAAAGAACTGTGCCTCTCTCTTTCCTTAAGGACATCTTTGGCAAGAAGATAAACTCCCACATCAAAGAGATGGAGTACTGGGAAAAGAATGCGGGTGAAAGTCTCGAGGATGCTGACGACTCTGACTTCTCAGGTGGACTCGAATACGAGCCAGGAAATGCAGTACCCGGACAGCCCAGTAAATCACCAGAAGCTCTTGGCGTAGCTAAGATCCGAGAGCTCTGGCTCATGGATTCCCAGGACTTGGTATCCCGCTACATCGTGACAAGTGGGGATTACGTTATTCATGACGAAAGCTATGAGGGCCTGGAAGTCTACTGCCCAATTGGCTTTGCTCGATTCATGGAGAACGGATCCTTCCACGGAGCTGGGATGTTTGATCTGCTGTTCTCTATCTCAAGAGAACTCGAGAGGATGCTTAAGTCCCTCTTCAACAACATTCGAGAGATCGATAAGTATGGCGTTCTGGTCATGCCCCAGGGTCAGTTCAATGAGCGAGCTATGCTTCGTGACGTAGGCAACGGCCTTCGCATGATCCCCTACGAGCCGGACCCAGTATCCGAAGGCTTCCGTCCCTTCACGATTGCACCCCACAACACGGGTGACATTCCCGGAAAAACCGCAAGCTTTGCGAAGTCGATGATGGACGGGCTTAGTCCTGTGCGAGATCTCATCGAAGAGAAGGGTCGAATCGACTCTGCAGCGGGACTCAACTTCCTTGACGAAGAAGTCAACCGTGCAATGACCAACCCTTCTAGGGGTATCGACCAAGCATTCGGTGCTTGCTATCGATCAATGCTATCCAGTGCAAGCCGGGTAATTATGATGGCCCCCCGTCCTCTTCCGGTCTCAGATCTGACACTGGATATGGCGGGGGTCATCTTTGATCCAGTCGAAGGAACTGTAAGTTTCCAAGGAATGAACCCCATTCCGAACATCAGCACACTTAGCTTCAATATCAAGTCTCGTACCCCGAGGTCAGGTACTGCTAGAAAGCAGGAAGCACTTGAGATGATGAAGGCAGGACTCATGGACCCAGACGGTCTTAAGATCCTTGCCCTGAAAGAAAACCTGGATTTCGCTGTGTACCTCGATGAGGAAAAAGCAGCGTACGAAAGTATTGTCCGTAACTGTCTTATCTTGTTTGGTGACGGTGAAAACTCCGGAGAGGTAGTAGTCACTCCACATACGGCTATGCCCGAAATGCAGCTGAGGATCCTTGGCTCATTCATGGCTAGCCCTTCAATGGCTATGGCTTCACCGTTAGTGCAAGATGAGTTCATGAAGTATCGTCAGTTCCTATTCGATTCCATGGGTATGACACTGCCGGAAGCAGTACCTAATCCCGATGATATGGCTATGCTTATGCAAGCTGAAAGAGCCATGCAGGAACAGAAGATGAGACTGGCACAACAAATGCAACAGGAAGGTGGTCCGGGTGGACCTCCTATGCCATTTCCTAACCAAGGAGTAGCTTGATGTCCGAAGAAACAACGAACGTAAATGCCCCGGAAGTACCAACGCCACAGGTTCAGGAACAAACTCCTGCCCCTCCGGCAGAGATCAACCTGGACTCAAAGATTACGTTTGAGGGTAAAGAGGTTTCAGTCAATGATCTGATTCAGCAGAGCAGAGAAGTAGAGAACCTTCGTGAGTACAGGGAGAACGCAACTACCCTGATGCAGGGTGAAAACGTACCCGAAGAGAAGAGAGAAAAGGCAATGCGGTATCTCCTCTCCCAGGAGGGGTACGCATCAAACCAGATCGAAGACTACATCAATGCAGCGAGACAGCAGACCATGACCCCAGAAAATACAACTCCAGACAACGCACCTGAAATGCCCCAGCAAAATCAAATTAATGAGCAGGAGCAAAGGCGCATTTCTGAGATGGAACAGCGCCAGAACAAACTTGGCGTTGAGATGATGCGTCGTGACCTGGACTCAGCTGTAGAGCGAACGATGTCAGATAACCCACGTATTCAGTCTCTTATTGCTAAGAGCAAGGAGTTAGTGGGGGATGCAGACATTGAGGATAGGATCAACAACATTCGCGATGAGGTTCGTCGTTCCACCATGGATAGCATGAGGAATAGAAAATCTCGCGGAGAAACATTTGACAATTCCTGGTTCAATCAGGAAACTGATAAAGCCGCTGATGCGGTATTCGAAAGAATTCGGTCGGTAATCGGTGACCCGGACAAAATCCAGAGGGCACCGGAAACAGCATCGGACGCAGATAGTTTTGTAAATAAGCCCCCAGTGGCTGAGCCCACCTTCGAGAAGGGTGACAACATGGGTACCGCGACTACCAAGTCTCACGACTGGACCGTGGATGCCCTAGCCCGTCTCGCAGATGAAACCAGTCAGGGCGGGGAATCTCGTCTTTAATCTTTAGAGGAAATCCATTATGTCCGCTACAACCGGATCCCTCTTCGACCACCATTCAAAACGAATCGAAGAAGTCATCAATAAGAATATTGAAGTCTTTCTTCCTTCCCTTGACCCCGTTTGGCGCGACACTGTCGTGACCTCCCAGGGCGTGGGACCCGCCGATGCTATCGGTCGGGACATGAAGATCCTCAAGGTCTACATGGGTTCGATGGCAGGTGTGCTCGAACAGGGCAACCCCCGTGGAGACGTTGGTCTTTACGGCGACGACACTGATACCCTTGGTTCGAAGATGTATCTTCAGAACCTTAATCAGACGTGGCCGGATCCGCTCAACGGTCCTAACGCATCCCCTTATCGTCTTGGTATCCCCATGCGTTCCATGATGTCCAACATCATGTTCACGCTCGGAGAACTCCAGGCCGAAGCGGTTCCTGCGTTTATCGGTGATGTAATTGCCCCGAAGCTGGAAGGCTTCGCCAAGAACATCTCTCACACTCTTTGTAACTACTGGTACGTCAACCAGAACGATCAGTACAAGCTCGGTACTATTGCTTCTATCGTCGACGGCGATGCTTTTGATGCAATTGATAATGCGTCAACAAGTGCACGTCTCACGATTGATGAGGGCACGTATGATCGTTTCTATGTCGGACAGTCCGTTGACATCGTTAAGAGCGATGGGGACTTCCGTAAGAATGATTCTGGTGCAGATGGTTCACAAACTGCTGCAACCAGGATTAGGCTTTTCGTCCGTTCTATTGACGAACTGAAGGGTTACGTAACTCTCCAGGCTGCTGTTGATGCGACCCATACTGCTGGTACCGCATTTGTTGCTTCTGGTGGTGATACTGCTCACGATACTGCGGTAGGCGATTACATTGTCTACGCTAACCAGGCTGATGTTACGGTTGCTGCGGGTGCTAATATGGCACCTACTGGCATTGCCGGTATCAACAGCTGGCTGAAGTCGGGTGACGTTTCCGCAGACAACACCAAGTTCCTTCTTGGTGCTGAACGTGACACGTCGAACCAGATCGACCTCAGTGTCCATCCTGAGTTCAAGTCCTTCACGAAGAGTAGCGTTGGAACGCTGACTGAGCATAAGCTCCGCCAGTACCTCCGTCGCTTCCACTCCGCGAAGAACAAGTATGGTCAGTACATCGATTGCCTTGTTGCATCCGATGGTGTCTGGCTCGCTTATGAAGCTACCAAGATCGGCCGGGAAATCCTGGACCGCACTGGTCGCCTCAGTAGCATGTCCAGTGAAGGCTCGAACGAAGGGTTCTCCTTTGCGTTCGATGGTCGTACCTACCAGGGTTACACCTCCACTTATGTCGAAGACGGCTCCGTCTACGGTATTCGTAAGGGTGGCAACAACTGGAAGCGTTACGTACCGCCCACGCCTTCGGGATACTCGACCTTCGGCCAGGCCGATTCGTTTGTCCCGTTCAACTTCATTGCTGGAGCCCTTACGGGAACCGGCACCAACAAGCTGCCTATCTACGATAGTTCTGCTACGGGTAACCGAAGCATGATTACCGAAGGCGTCCAGATGCCTGGGCTCCTCCGTATGCAGCTCGTCCCTGACCAGCCTGCTGGTATGAAGCTGACTGGTGTCACTACTGACACTGTCTACAGCGAATATTGATCGCTGTAGAGGAAATTTGGAAGAACCTCCTTCCTGCTGGAGAGGGGACCCTCAGCCTCCGGGGGTCCCCTCTTCTATTTCCCCACTTGTAAGGTAGAATGATTTCATGGCGAAACGAAAGAAGAAAGCTAGCGATGCTTGTGCAAAGAAGGTTAAGTCCCGATACAAGGTCTGGCCTTCTGCTTACGCTTCTGGAGCTGTGGTCAAATGCCGAAAGGTAGGGGCTGCTAACTGGGGAAACAGCAAAAAGAAGAAGAAGAAAACGAAGAGGAAGAAGTAATGGCTGGACTGCAAGACTGGTTCCAAAAGAACAGCGGAACAGGCTGGGTCGATTGCAAGACCGGTAAACCCTGTGGTCGCAAGTCCGCAAAAAAGGGTAAGTCAAAACGACCGTACCCTGCTTGCAGGCCAACCAAGTCTCAGTGCACATCAGCTAAAAATAAGAAGAGCGGGCCAGCGAGGGTTAACTGGAAAAAGAAAAAGAAGAAGGTAACCCGGAAGAAAAGGAAGAAGTAATGGCCCGCAAAAAACAAAAACCAATCCGAAGAACTACTCGAGGCAGTGGAGCAAACTACCGGCCCACAAAGAGTGGTGCAGGTATGACTGCTAAAGGGGTTAGGGCTCACCGAAAAGCAAACCCTGGAAGTAAACTAAAGACTGCAGTGACGGGCAAAGTCAAGAAGGGCAGCAAGGCTGCGAAGCGACGTAAGTCTTACTGTGCTAGATCAGCCGGACAAAAGTCTAGAAGCTCTGCAGCGACAAGAAACGATCCTAACTCACGAATCAACCAAGCA